AGAGAGGGAACTTGAAGTCAATGAGCTTTTTATTGATGACTCCAATATCGAGTCCTTCGTACTCGTCAATATCGATAGCACCAAAACGACATTCACTATTATCATTAATAGGAATAATGCCAAGACCCATCTTGCCTTGTATATGGCTTTGCCACTTATCATCAGTCACATCCTCACGTACTGTCTTAGCACGACCTTGCTTCTTGCCATCAGCACGCTCGCCACTAATTTCATAGCTGCCATGAGCTCTATCTAAGCCCATAAATAATTCTTTAAATTTTAAATGTATCATGTATCCGCATGGGGAGGCCGAAGCCTCCCCACTCCCTACTTAGAAGTCGTCGGATACTGGACTGTCTTCACTAGGTGGCGGTCCTGCTTGTACAGCACCACTCTTAACTTGTGAAGCAAAGTCTTTCGCCAATGCATATATACCTTGATCATCTAGTTGTTTGACCAAAGATATATCCCAACCAAACCAAGAACCTTGATCGTTCTTTTCCTGCATGGTAGTCAACTTATACATGTGACTATATCTTGCAGGACTAAACAGCTTACCATTGGCATCAGTCATTTTGATACCAGCCATAAGACTATTCCAACGTCTGTTCTTTTTAAGCTGCGTGCTTGTCATACATATAAGACCACGATCTACGTTGTTGCCATCGACTGTCAATACGAAATGATTTGCGGTTTCGACAAGTAAGTTACCGGCTTTGGTAACCAGCTTTTTATCAACAACACTATGCTCAGGCAGGCTACTGATATTATGTACTCCAACGAGTCCACCACCATTATCTCTTGGTACCCACTCCACGAAGTTTCGTGTGTATGCACAAGGGACAACAACTAATTCCTTAGTTGCTTTCTCTGTAACAGTGTTAAATATCTCACCGGCTTTCACATCATGTGTGTCGGTTTGTGGTGACATCTTTTGCAAGACCACCAAGTATGGTATGGCAAAATCCTGTGCGGATAAATCGCCAATACCGTCAGAGGCATCTTCAGCGAAGTTAATCACTGTAGGAAGCTGCTCTTTCTTTTTTGCTATATCATGAGCCATGATACTAACCCTCCTTTATGACGGTTTTCTGCCCGATATAAATACCGAGTAAGTCCAGGGGCAGGTTCTGTCCTTTCTCTACTTGTTCACGCGCAAACGCACGAAGCGTCTGTGGGTGGACACCTGTTTTATCAGTGAGTGAACGACCTTGCTTGGCAAGCTGCTGCTTTAACTTTGCTGCATGCTCATCTTCGCCTTTGCCAAAGTCCACACTGATAGTATTTTTTATTAAGTCACCATGACCATTGTCACGCAACCAGTCTAATGCTTCATCAATCTTATCTTTAGGTATTGATGCACTATAAAACTGTTGCACAGACACTTTGGTACCATCAGTCAACTTAATCTCTGAGAGTCCTGACTCAGCCAGTGCTTCAGGTATATCTACCTCACTCACTTGCTTAAGCTGTCTCTTAGTTTCTTTTAGCTCTTCCTCTTGCTGCTTGATTTTATTTTCAAGCTCGCGTTGACTGTTAGCTAAAATGCTAACCTGTTTCAGGTCTTGATCATCTACATCTATCATACGCTTCCTCCATGTATGTCTACTTTGATTACAAAATAACGGTGCTCTTGCCTATCCCATTTCAGTAATTGCATACGTCCACGGTTCTGTTCTGTAGCTATTGCACCAGCCATAGCTATAGCAGCAGGATCACCCATCAATAGCAGATAATCACTGTCAGTAAAGTCTTTCAGTCCGTTTCTTAATCTACGTACTGTTGGACTACTACTGAAAGCAACGTTACCTGGAGGCAGCAAGACATTAATGTCCCCATACTCCTGTGCAGGTAGCAGGTTACGACCTTGCGACTCTTGCACAACATAAACTTTGCTATTCATATAGCTCTCCTTTCTAATATTGATCTTATTATATTATTGGCAATTTGTAAATCATGCATAGACTTTTTCCGAAATTTCGTCCCAATCCCATGGTTTAAAAAATTTTTCGTGCGCAATTTTTTCAATCGGAATTTTTACGCTACCATCTTTATTAGCAACTGCTCGATCTAACAAGGGAAAAATATATAAAGCACTACTTACACAAATCTCATCTTGCTTACGCCATAATATTTTTACACTACCGTGCTGGTTCCAAACACGCTTGGCAAAGAAAGCTAGCTGGCTAGATCTAAAGTGCAGCCAGTTACCTTTAGCTAATTTTAATTCTATCCACGTCTCACGTGCTTGATGACAGGCATGCACGTCAGGTGTGCCTGATCCTGCTGTATTCTCAACTCGGATCAGGTGACCCTTAACGTTCTTCTTGACGAGCTGCCATAGTGCAGCTTCAGTCGACATCTTCAAATCCTAACCCTGCGTGATACACGTCAGTATAGACCTTATATTCTTTGGTATCCATACCGGTCTCTAGCAAGTGACCTTTGAAGTTGTCATACTTCATCTTGCTGATATAGTCATACAGGTACTGTGCAAACTCTGTCTTGAGTATATGTACACGATACTTGTAATCAGCCTTTTTCTTTATAAGAATTGTGTGCTGCCCCATAAAAGCTACAAGTGATAGCTTGTTACGCGATCGCACAAATACTTTTTTATCGTTGTCACGGTCTGCAACAACAGATATATGTCCTTGATCTGTGTATAACCACATATCATTCTCCTTTCTATTTTATATCACCCCATGTAGGGCCTAATTCTACGTCGACCTTGAGTGGTAACTTAAGGTCCACACAGTCTTCCATTATATCACGGTATTTGTTCGCTTGTACACTGTCGGTGACGGAAAAATCAAGCTCATCATGTACCGTAATGTGTGCAACTACGCCTTCATCATATAAGTCTAGCATAGCTTTCTTTGTCATGTCCGCACTGCTGCCTTGTATCAAAGCATTGAGAGCTTTATGGGTAAACGACCGACGTAACGGTCTGCCTTGCCATACTTCCATTGCAGCTTCCCTGTTCAATGGTGTCTCTCTGTTTGGCCATGTGTTTCTACTATCAGCTGGTTCAAACATATTGAAATGTCTGTGCCTGCCTAGTAAAGTCTTTATATATCCCTTGCTGTTGGCTGCACGTGTACACTCATGAGCTAACTGGCGCACAAATGGTACACGACTATGATACTGCTCAAAGATAGGCTTGGCTTCGAACTGCTGCATACCTAATTCAGTACTCAGCTTGTATATACCCATGCCATAAAACATACCAAGGTTAATAGTCTTTGCTTGCTTACGCTCGATGCCTGCCATGTCAGCTACAATCTGGTGGAAGTCAGTATCAGGATCTTTGTTGTACTGATCAACTGCTTCTTGTGCACCTTTCAAGCCACGCAAAGCAGCATAATGCATCAAGACTCTAGGTTCCTGTTGGCTATAATCAAGGCAAGCCCATTGCTGCCCTTCGTCAGGCAAGAATAAACCACGTATCAATGGTCCCCAGTATGGATCACGTGCAGGTATCTGCTGCAGGTTAGGAGTCGATGAACTAAATCTACCAGTGCGAGTACCATCAGCATCTTTACGCAAGGCATGGAACTGTGCATGTATCCTGCCATTGTGCTGCTGCTTGAGACATATACCTTCGATAAAGTCACGTCTCATCTTATTTAGTTTACGCCACTCAGCTACCTTCTTAGCAAACTCATGCTCATGTACGTTTAACCAGTCACTAGTAAAAGATGGGTTGCCTTTCTGTGTACGTGGATACCATATATTTAATTTATCAAATGCTTTCGACAAGTCATCAGCAGACCAACACTCGACTACATGACCACACTCATCGCGTATGGCAGTCAGCAGCTTGGCTTCTTTGCTTAGACAATCTTCATTTAGTATTTCAGCTTTATCTATGTCAATACGTACGCCCTTGAATCTCATGTCTAGTGTAACATTGAGTAATCTAGACTCGAGCTCGAATATATCCCATAAGCCTTGCTCTTTGAGGATCTTCTCTTGCTTAGCATATATCTCTAGTGGAAGACGTGCATCAGCCTCTGCATACGGGCCAACATACCTAGCAGGCAGCTTCCATAAACCACCCTTTGGATCTACACCAAAAGACTTTGCTGCATCACGCAACAGCTTCTCATCTTTCTCTACATTAAGATAATACTTAGCAAGATTATTTAGACTATAGCCGCCATCACGTTCCTCATTGATTAAGGGCTCGGCAACTTGTATATCTCTGAGCTTGCCACTAACTTGTATCCCTTCTGACCTAAGCCATTCAAGATCGTAGAGCAGGTTTGCTCCAACCTTATCTTGGGATCCTCCAAAGGTATCGCGTGCCCATCGGAGGACATTGTTACGGTCAAGGTTATCTCCTCCTTCGTGAGCGATGGGGAAATACCCTGTAAAACCAGTGTCCGTTGATACTGAGATCCCGACGAGTTTACCGTCATTTCTTACTCCACCAGGACCAGAGGTTAGAAGGTTTGGATCGCTTGTTTCCACGTCCAATGATATTACCTTTGCTTTGCTCAGGTCTGGTAGATCGGCTGGCGGTTTCCAGTTCGCTTTGGGTAAAAACATACTTAATTGGTCCATGCTCTATCCACTCTCCTTTCCATAATTCTTTAGGACTCACATCCGTATACGCCTTGAGAAAGACTATACGGCTGCAGCCTGTATTCATTAATAGTTTCGTACACGTATGGCACGGGCTTGTCGTGATATACGCTGTTTCAATAATTCCCACGTCTTTGCATTGTAGTATAGCATTTTGTTCGGCATGAATGGCTTCGCACTTATCGAGGCCAGTCCCGCTAGGAAGCTCAGCGCCAGGGCAAGGTGTGTCAATACAATGGGCCACACCACTAGCCACGCCATTGTAGCCAGTAGCCAAAACATGGTTACGACTATCCACCAAAACACAACCGACACTACGCCTGCTGCATGTACTACGCGCTGCAACAAGCACAGCCATAGCGAGGAAATATTCATCTTTACAGGGACGTGAGCGTACCATGTTCTGCGCACTCCCATAAAAATTTAGTTAACGCATCAGGTCCACTAAGATCATACAATGGTAATCTCCAGTCAACATGGTCTGTAACCCGTGTCTCAGTCAGCAACTTTATGACAGCCGACTGATTTATCGTATACAAATGCTGTGATCCAGCAGTCAATCTCAATGTACCTAGTTTATAAGTCCTGCTATGCACCTGTCGTAAATACAACAAAATGTAACGGGTTATCATTGACATATTAAACACATCATAAGGCCAGCCAAGCCATATATCAGATGACCTCATTGTGTCGATGCAGTGAATGGTATCCTCCCGTATCACCCACTGCAAAGACAACGTGCAAGGCACGTCCTTGGTTACTGGCGGATTCTCACGCCAAATATTTATTACTGCCTGTCGTGTATCAGGATCTTTGCCAAGACAGTCAACTACATAGTGCAGCTGATCACGTATCTTGGGCCCATACGCACCATGATAAGTGATACCATCATCACTGAACCCACCAATCTCACGAGAATATGGTGTTATTGTACTGGTACGGTTATCACCTGACAATATCCATGCAGCTTCAGCAGCCATAAACTTATAGCCAATGTTTCTGCCTGGTACAGTCAAGATAGGGTGTTCCATATCGACTACGGTTTGATAGCCACATAACTCAAGACATGATAAGCCACGTGGTTTTATGCTAGCACCATGAGCAATGATGTCATCAAGTGCTGCATACCATTCTGCATTAACAGATCGCATGTTTCATTACCTCCACCATGTCAACTTTACCGAACCGCTTTGCATACGAAGGATGCGGCAAGGCTGCATGTATATTATGGTGAGCGACTGCGTCTTCTGCCTGCTTACCAAGTGTTATTATTTTTTTATTGTATGTCTGCATCACATAATCGATCAGCCAGTTAGGTGATCCATCATGGTTGTATGCATTAGCGTACATAAAGTTATGCTCTTTGAGCTCAAGCGAATGTATTGCTTGCGTCAAGTGTAAACTGCTGTTGCCATAGTCATAGAAAGGCCAGTACAATTCACGAAACTTAGGATTGACACGCTCGCCGACAATTAGATACTCTGCACATGAAGCATGGCCAAGCATATTCCAATTATCATACTCAAGTAATTTAGGAAGCTGCAGCTGACGCCATGCAGATGCAAGTGCCCATACACGCTCGATAAATAGATCCATACAATGACCCCACTCTGATATGGTATACTTGATTGTATCAGGGTGTGTAACCATACCGCCATGCCGTATGACCTGGTCTATGTATTGGTTTTTATCTTCGTGTGTACTTTCACCGTCCCATAGCTTAATATAAAGATCGGCAACAGCTTCGATGTCTTCATACATTTCCTCCCTTTGTTGCTTCAACTCGGCGTGGTTTGCGACTGCAGACTGTACATCATCCGGTAAGCAGTACACGTAAATCACGCCAAACTTTTTGGCAACACGATCGCACATACGACCTTGCAAGGGCCAGTCACTGCCGCCACGAAATGCTTTGGCATACACAGCTTCTGATGGCCACCATCTATCGATGACTATCGGTCTACGCTTTCTTGCAGCATACCGTATGGCAGCGGTATGGTAATCAAAGATCCGTTCCTTCCATCGGTATGTAAGGTGCAGGTACTCAGCATTAAGCTCAGTGCACATACGCTCAGCAAGCGTAGTCTTACCAGTGCCATCAGGACCGTCCAGTATTATTATCATTAAACAGCTCCATTTGTTCTCCACATAGATCAGTAAGATCTGGTGGCTCCCATCCCTCTGGTTTAATTACATCAAACTTGTCTGACCGTTCTGATGGGCCTTTTACTTTTTTCATATTGGCTGCATGCACTCTTGACCATGCTTCCTCAAACGGAAAGCCTTGCAAATATGCTGTGCCCAATATCACATAGGTTAAATCTACAAGAGCATCAAGCTGGTCGTGCAATGTGTGTGACTGCAAATATTCCAGCAGCTCTTCTTTTATAAAATTAACGCGAAATTCTAGAAGCTCGGGAGAGAGCTTACGAGGTAACCCGTCATACTCCATCCCGAACTTTTCATGGAACTCACGTATGTCACTTGTTAAGGACATAGTTTCTCCCATTCTTCTGATGATCCCCATATACCTTCGACATCTTTCAAACTAGGAAATAGTCTCGGCAATGATTGATCTTTGGTTAGCTGCCACAGCACATTACGACTATGCTGCGGTACGAGTGGTGCCATCACAGTGGACAGGTAGTTAGTGTCATAATAGTCACGTAACTGATCCCATACTTCACGTTGTGCTGGTGTGAGCTCGTCTTTATAGTCTTTCATACTAGCAAACGTGCCCCAATGACCCTCGACTCTGAAACCAGTATCTTCGAGTGCAGCACCAAATGCTTGGTACGTCATCTCATTGACATGGTTTGCAGCAGCACCGGTATGGGCGTCATAGCATGGTGTACTGATAAAGACACGACCCTCATCTTCGAGTAGCTCATGAAACTTAGCGAGCATACGACGACAATGATCTGGCTCGACATGTTCTGCAACTTCAAAACAGACGATCGCTGTAGGGGGTGCCTCAAAATCGTCTGGCTTCAATGTGCATACATCGGTCTTAGACCATAGTTTATGTGGTTTCCATGATGCATTACGAAATTGCTCTGGTGTAACCAGTGGTGCAACATCGACAGCGCCATACCACGCTGTACCCATACGTGATGAGTGCAGCAGCTTCGATAGTGGCATCTCTTTGCCACAGCCGACATCGAGGACACGTGCTGATTTATATCTTTGGCTTGTGCCAAGATACTTTACAACATGTGACCATCGTAGACAGTGAGCGATATAGTCTCTATGTAGAAACCCACGCTCTTCGGCATTGTCTATAGAAAGGTAGGTTGTATCTACCTTTTTTCCTCTAGCATTAGCCATGTTTCCTCTCTTCCATATAACCGTCAGAGATTAATGCTGTCTTATAATATGACAGCAGCCTCTCTGCAGTTTGCTTCGATTTAACGTCAACTTGTATCTGCTGTATCAGGTCTTGTTTTGTTATTGACCCTTTAGCTTCTACAATATTAAGAATGTCCCTAGCCTGTTTGGCTAGGGACGAGTCGGATGACTTCACAAAAGTGAAGGTAGTTTGCATTATGCAGCCTCCGCCATCTCCGTGGCAAGTTGTAGAGCCTTACGCTTAGTTGCGGCTCGTGGACCAAACCATGCAGACTGCAAGCTGGTGTCACGGTTACGACCAGCCTTATGATCTACATAGTACGTGACAGCATTGAGAGCAGACCACCATGAACCTTCGCTCATCTTGGCACCTGGTTGAGTATACACAAGCTCGTGTACATTCTCACAGGTACGATTGAATTGCGTACGATCCACCTTGTTGTCAACAATCAGTGCTGGTTGAAAAAGCTGAGCAAGAAAACGATCAAATTGATCATCATTGTACTGCTTACTAGCAAGGAACTTAGACTGCTCTTCGAACGACTCGAGTTGCTCTGAAGCTAGTCCTAATGCTTGCTCGGCTGCAGCAACAACCTCAGCATCGAACGCCTTAACGTGTGGCATTCTAAATCTCTCACCTTGCTGCCCAAGTGCCATAGTCAATGTGTTGTTACACACGACACGTACTGGAGTGAACATAATGGTAAGGGATTTTCCCCACTGATGTGGGTGTGATATAAGCAAGTGGCCTTGAACCTCGTCACCACCTGGTAATTTAAAACCTTGCTTTATATTAGCAAGGCCCCATACCTGACGGCCATTGTCCAATGAACCAGCTGTGCCCATAGTCATATCGCCTGACTCTACAAACTTATTGAAAAAGCCAAAAACCTCTTCGTTTTGAGCAGGGATATAGTTTCTGCCGCAAGGACCTAAGATCCTATTGTCAGAGTCACGCACAAGCATACCAAACTCGGTAGTTGTGAGTGTGCCCTCAGTGTGATCATAGCCAGGCTCCTGGGGTACAAAGACTGGTCGTCTTGATACTGTCCAATTTAAACCTGCAGCCTCAATCATTTCTTGAGGGGTTAGATTATCTTCTACCTTGGTACCTAAACCGTGCCAAGGGACTTCACCGGCATACGCCATAGTTTCAACTAAATGTGCCATTCACATTCTCCTTTCTTGATTGATGTTTACATTCTACCACAGTTATTGTTCGAATGTAAACGGAAAAATTTAGAAATAAAAAAAGGCGGCCGAAGCCGCCTTGATTAATATTACTCAGCATTACGCATTTTAAGTAAGCTGCGATTGATAAGCTGCGCACGATAATACTGGAATATACGCCATGATGATTGCGTTGTAACCAGCTTGCCCTCGCCCTTCATAGCCTCGATATGGATACGTACCTCAGACTCTGGGATCCACTCATTGTGAACCATGTTCTGGTGTATATCACGAGCCTGCTTGGTGGCGTCAGCAATATGCTCTTCAGATGACTCAGATAAGAACATATACTCACGTGCCTTGGCTTTTGGCCTACCGACCTTGACTGGTATTTTGGCAGGCGACGGTGTTAATGTCAAGCTGCCAACCTCTGACTCAGCCGATCGCTCCATGTCGTTAGCTAACGCCTGCTCAGCCATTTTGATAATACGCTTGGCTGCAGCAGTCTTGTCACTAAACTTTGGCGCCTGAGGTGCCTTGACAATATTGCAATACATGCCGTTAAGCTCAGCCATTGAGTGCTGTTTAAGACCATCGATACCTTTATCGATTGCTGTCTGTGCTGTTTCTAATGATGTCATACCATTCTCCTTTCTATTTATATGGGTATGGACCATCGAGCTCTTGCCATGGATCAGTCTCCATAGCTGTGCTGTCATAGTCCTGACAAATAAACAGGTAACTACTACCTGTGCTCACGACGCCCCTCACTGAACTCATATATGGATTAGCGCGGTTAGTCGCAATCTTAACCTCTGCACTTGGCTCGTGGCCCTGCAGAATCTCGATTAATTCACTTACTATCATAAGCATTTCTCCTTTCTGATTATCACTCTACCCCAAAAATCCGATAATGTACACTGTTTATTGGAATTAATTTTATGGCCAATACAAAAGCAGCCGACCGATTTATAGACTATATAACAATATTATTGGCATATTGTATTTATTGACAATGGGGCTATAAAAATATTTTTATTTTGAAAAAGTTGTATATATAAAAAATGGCCAACACATTTCTGTGCTGACCATTTGAGCCGAGCGCTTTATATTATTGGTATATACTCTCGTGTATAAATTTGTCGCCCGTATGTGTTTGATGGTGTTCACTCAATGCTGCCAAAACGGCATTTTTATCCATTGAATAAATTTCAAAGCATGGGTTGCCGCCGCCAGGGCCGACCGCTTTAATTAAATTATGGCCTAAATTATATTTTTCGACCCAAGCCATAAATTCGAATATTGGGCAATCGTGCGCAATGTCGATTTCGGCTTTATATGCATTTTTATATTGATAGTCGCTTATTCTAATTATATTGCTCATATTACATTCTCCTTTATTTGAACATTTAATTTATAGTACAGCGCAATAAATTATTTGTAAACACTTTTTTAAATTTTTTTTAAAATTAATTTTAAAATAGTATATATAATATAGAGCGCATAAAAAAATGGGCAACTTTGCAGCTGCCCATTTATTATTTTATTATTATTATTTACGAGTTGTTGTAGTCGATCGCATTAAAGATAAAGCCTAAAACTGTCCAGAAAACGGTGAACACCGACACCATGGCCATCATTAAACCTAGCCAGAATATTAGTGTTTCACCACTGTACAAGCCCATGATCAAACCACCACCGACACCAATCCCGATACCACAAACAAATAGTACCGAGAAAAATATCATGAAAAACTTGGCAACAGTCTTTGGATGCCTCTTAAAATATCTATTATTTTCCATATTGTGCCATCCATTCCGCAAGTAACGTCTTACATTGCTTATTTGTATAACCAAAATGATCTTCAAGATTTTTTGATGCGCCAAACATATTAACCGCACCACTATCACGAAGCTCATCTAAAAACGTAAATGCCTCCTTTTGAATATTCTCATACTCATCAGCCGACTGCTCTTTATTATCTTCCATACCACTAAATGGATCATCACTGCCTTCCGACTCCCAATCACTTATTGGATTATTATCCTCACTAGATAAGAAACCGTTACAACACTTGTTGGCTAAACTTAAACCATCGTCGACAGTCATTGTGCCTTTTTCAACCTGATATTGTATATCATTTAAACTATCGATCAGATCAACGATGCCATAATCACCGTTATTCTTTAATCTATCTACATTTATATTCATACTATTCTCCTTTATTGATAACCACACTTAATTGTGTTGGTTATTATCTATATAGTAATCCGCATAATTCTGTTTGTAAACACTTTTTTAAATTATTTTTAAAATAGTTTTTAAATCACGTAGTTTTAACGGTGTATTATATAGTATCGCCATTGATTTAATATCAATATTAATCAATAAATCCATAACCTCTCCCTGTCAGCACGAGATCTCGGGCCGAATGCCGGGATTTATGCAGACTGGTCCCTGTTCTGGTGCCATTTAGCCCTAAACTATTGATATTGTTACATATTTTCAAACAAGAACCAATACAGACGCGGTCCCAGACCCAGGGCCCGGGGGCGCCGGAGCCAGGTCGGCGGTCATCTAGCGCCTATTTAGTCGATCTGCGGGGCAAGTTTTTACAATCGGACTTTATCCGACACTATATATTAGCCATATATAGGAAATAATTAGAAATAAATTGTAATACTTTGTAAGTTACCAATAAATACAATATGCCAATAAGTAATATCAGGTTTACAGGAACATACTTTTACAGTAAGATCTATATATAAAATTTACGGAGATATATGCATGTCAAGTAAAGGCGGCGCTAGAGAAGGTGCAGGACGACCACCTGGTGCTACAAACAAACGATCGCAAGCTATAGCTGATAAGCTAGAAGAGCTAAACTGTGACCCGATTGAAGGCATGGCTATGATCATGAACGATACATCTCTTGATCACAGCCTTAGACTAGCTGCAATGAAAGAGCTAGCGCAGTATGTAGCTCCAAAGCGTAAAGCTGTTGACATTGACGCGACAGTTGATGGTAGTGTTAATATTCAAGTTGTAAAGTTTGCGGATCTAGATGACTCAGATACAAGTACCGAGTAATTGGCGTCCACGCCCCTATCAAATGCCCATGTGGAAATTTTTTGAGGGTGGCGGTAAAAGAGCTGTTTGCGTTTGGCACCGTCGTGCAGGCAAAGACTTGTGCAGCATAAACTGGTGTGCAGTCTCCGCGTTAACGCGTCCCGGTTTATACTGGCATTTATTTCCAACTTATAACCAGGGCCGAAAGATTGCCTGGGATGGTATGACTAGAGATGGCCGTAAGTTTTTAGATCATTTCCCAAAAGAGATGCATGAAGCAATTAATAATACGGAAATGAGGTTAACTTTAAAAAATGGGTCAATCTATCAAGTGGTGGGTACCGATAACGTCGATAGACTCGTTGGAGCAAATCCCGTTGGAGTGGTATTTTCTGAATACGCCTTGCAAGATCCTCGTGCCTGGGATTACATTCGTCCCATCTTGGCAGAGAACGGAGGATGGGCAATGTTTATTTATACCGCTCGAGGTAGAAATCACGGATATGATTTATTAAATGTAGCTAAGAAAAATGAAAGCTGGTTTCAGCAGGTACTATCTGTTGAAGATACTAGGGCTATACCTATAGAAGCAATTGACGAAGAACGTGCTGCAGGTATGCCTGAGGAAATGATACAGCAAGAATTCTTTTGTAGTTTTGATGCACCATTAGTTGGATCATACTATGGTAACGCGATGAGTCGCTTGTTAGCTGATAACCACCTGACCAAGGTTCCGTACGAGCCTACACTTGACGTGCATACAGCTTGGGACCTAGGTGTCGGGGACTCGACTGTGATAATATTCTTCCAGATGCATCACAATGAGATCAGGATTATTGACTATTATGAGAATGAGGGAGAGGGGCTAGCTCATTACGTAAAGGTCGTACGTGAAAAAGAGTACGTCTACGGCGATCACATCGCGCCCCACGATATTCAGGTGAGAGACTTTAGTACAGGTAAATCTCGTATAGAGGTAGCACGTGAGCTTGGTATAAGATTCCGTATGGTACCTCAACTAAGAATAGATGACGGTATAGAGGCAGCACGTAGTATATTGCCCCGTTGTTATTTTGACGAGAATAAGTGTGACCGGTTGATTGAAGCCTTAAGACAGTACAGAAAAGACTATGATGAGAAAAATAAGACGTTCAGAGACCGGCCACTCCATGACTGGACATCACATCCCGCTGATGCATTTAGGTATCTTGCACTAGGGATCAGGGACCGTGTTAATAAAAATTTAAAGAAACTACCACGACAAGCAGAGGGGGAGTATGCCATCTTCGGTAATTATTAGGGATCTTAAACTTGACGATATAGATCAAGTATTGCTGCTAGCAGAAGAAGCGCATGCTGAGTCTAGTTATAGCCACCTTGACTTTGACCCAGACGTTATTACATCGCTAGCCCGTATGTGGCTATCAAATCCAGAGGTATATTTTTGTAAACTAGTTACATCCGCAGAAAATAAAATTTTTGCGATGTACGTCGGACTCATTTCGAGTTATTATTTCGGTAAGGACCTAGTAGCGAATGATCTTTTGCTCTTCGTTGATCAAAACAGGCGTGGCGGTATAGCTGCAGCTAGATTGATTAAAGAGTTTGAGGATTGGGCATTTGCAAACGGTGCGAAGGAAATACGGCCTGCTTCGTCGACAGGCGTAAAAACTGAGGAGACGAGGCAACTGTACAACGCTCTAGGGTATGATACCGTAGGGCACACGTTTGTAAAAAGGAGGTAAATATGTGCGGAGGCGGAAGAGCACCAGCACCACCACCCGCGCCACCACCAGTACCTAAGGTGGAGGACGTGAAGCAAAGCGTGGATGATTTGACTGAATCTGAAAAGAAGCGTAAAGGTCAAAAGTCTACGGTATTAACTTCAGGTGAAGGTGTTGAAATGGAGAAAATCAAGAAGAAGAAACTTCTTGGTGGAGCTTCAGAGAAACTTGGTAACTACTAAGTATGAAAGATGCTGTAAACCAAATTATCAAGCGCTTAGAGCAGCTTGAGTCTTGGCGTGCTCCCTGGGAAAGTCTCTGGCAGGATTGTACTGATTATGTCAATCCTCGCCGTGGGGATTTTACTACGAAGCAATTCCGGGGTAGTCGATCTAGGTTTGATAAAGTTTTTGACTCTACAGCACCACTTGCCAATGAACAATTGGCATCTGGATTACATGGTCACCTGACCAATACTGCAGAACGTTGGTTTAGTCTAAGAGTACCTGGTAACGATGAACCATCTCTTAGTATGAGACAATGGCTGCAAGGCACAGTCGAAGCTATGTTTGACTCGTGCTTTAATCTACCTGAAACTAACTTCATAACTTCAGTACATGAAATGTATCTAGATATAGGTGCATACGGTACTGCAGTATTCTACGTTGAGGACAGGCCAGGCAAACCTATACAATTTAGATCTTTCCACTTGGCAGACTGTTATGTAGCAGAAAACCATGAGGGAATGATTGATACTTGTTATAGGAAGTATAAACATACTGCAAGACAATTGATGCAGTTGTATTCTGATGTTTTACCCGAAAAGTTTAAAGAGATAGCTACTAAGCAGCCATTCCAAGAGTTTACCTGTGTACATGCAGTTGAACCTAGAGCTGACTTAGTCTATACAGGGGAAGACAAAAAAGATCCACTTAATATGCCTTTCAAGTCCTGCTACGTTTTAGTAGAAGAAAAGCTGCTGCTTAAAGAAGGCGGCTTTATGGAGTTTCCATATATGGTACCGCGATGGTCTAAAACAGCCGGTGAAGTATATGGCCGATCCCCTGCTATGGTTTGTTTACCTGATATTCGTATGGTCAATGAAATGATGAAGACTACTATCAGGGCAGCACAAAAAGCAACAGATCCACCACTTATGGTACCAGATGATGGCTTTATGATGCCATTACGTACTATACCGGGTGGCTTAAATTATTATAGATCGGGTACACCTGATAAGGTAGAACCATTAGTAGGTGGCGAAAGACCTGACGTAGGACTAGACTTTATTGAGTCTAGACGTGAGCATATCAGCAAATCGTTTCATGTTGATTGGTTACAAATGCGTGATGGTCCACAAATGACTGCGACTGAGGTCTTACAACGTCAAGAAGAGAAGATGAGGCTTATGGGTCCAATGGTTGGCCGACTACAGTCTGAGTTTCTTGGCCCTATGATCGATCGTGTCTTTGCTCTTATGCTAAGACGTAACGAACTAGCTAGACCGCCAGGTGAATTAGAAGGCGTGAAGCTGCACGTTGATTATATATCACCAGTAGCACGTGCTCAGAAAGCACAGTCAGTATTTAACTTTACAAGATTTTTAGAACAGATGATACCTCTAGCAAATGTCAAGCCAGAGATATTTGATAACATAAATGCAGATGGTACGTTCAGGTGGGCGCATCATACATTAGATGCTCCAGCAGAAACGCTGACAGATCCTAAAACAGTAGAGGAACAGCGTCAAGCTAGAGCAGAACAAGAACAAGAAATGCAGCAAGCAGCAATGATGCAACAGCAAGCTACAACAGCTAAAGATATGTCAGTTGCTGCTAAGAATGCAGGAATGGAGCCGATGGTAAATGGTGGACAAGCCCCAGGAAACTAACGCGCTTAGCGAAATACACACAGACATGAGAGCTGTGTTCCTATCTCCCGCGGGAAATAGGGTACTGAATTATCTGGTTAAGATTGCGCATGTAAATGAAGCAACCTATGTACCAGGTGATACTCATGAGACTGCACATCGTGAAGGTATGCGTCGCATGGTTATAAGTATCTTGCGTTTCATTGACAAAGATCCGCAAGAATTGTTAAACTTACCAAAGGAGGTAGAAGATGAGTGAGGACGTCGGGTCCGTACAAGTTGATGCGGGGAGCTCGGGTGGTGATTGGAGAGCGTCATTAAGTGACGATATAAGAAACGATCCGAGTCTCGCTTCAATACAGGACGTTAATGGTTTGGCCAAGAGTTTTATTCATGGTCAAAGAATGGTTGGTGCAGATAAGGTAGTTATTCCTAAAGATGATGCATCACCAGATGAGATGAATGATTTTTACAATAGGTTAGGTAGGCCAGAGAAGTATGAAATCTCTAGGCCAGATTTACCTGAAGGCCTAGAGTATAATCAAGAGATGGAAACAGAAATGCTTAAACTTATGCATGAGTCTGGTCTGTCTCAAAAACAAGCTCAGAACTTGTTTACTGGCTATATGAACTATATCGGCAAAGGTCATAATGATATGACTGTAGGTCGTGAGTCTCAAATAGCTGAGTGGGATCGAGAGATTAAACAAGAGTTTGGCGCAGCATACGACGAGCGCGTAGACGCAGCTCAACGTGCAGCAGCCGAGTTTGGTGGCGATGAGTTTCTAGGTTGGCTAGATGAAACAGGTCTAGGCGATCATCCTATGTTTATTAAGATGTTTTCTAAGATAGGCATGGGTATCATGGAAGATTCTGCTGATACATCAGGTCGAGGTAATTCATTTACATTGACACCAGATGCAGCAAGGCAGGAAATTGCTAGATTACAACGAGATCCGAACTTTATGAAGCAATACAATGACAGCGAGACAGATGGACACCAAGCTGCCATTGAGAAGATGCAATCATTGTTTGGGTTTGCA